ACTACGATGGTATTCGTAGGCTGGACATTTTTGAGAATGAGTTTAAACTAAACACTACACAGTTCTACCAAGCAATGTCTCCTGTAAAAACATCAAACTTTGATGTAAGAAACTTCCAAGTATTCCCAGTTAATACCAGCGGCAGTGTTGTTACAGGCACACTACCTGGACTTACAAGTGACGATGATGTTGGAGTGACCTTTACTATTAAAGACTCAGAAGGTTCGGGGTCAACGAATAATGTAGTAATCGCAGCAAGTGGATCACAGAAGATAGACACGGCATCTCAATTGAAAATTGAAGTTAACTTTGGTGCAGCAACTCTTACTGCGATATCAGGAACCTCAGATTACTTCTGGTCTATTATATCAACTTCACCTTAGGAAATAGAAATGGCTTTAGTATTAGAAAACGGAATATGGAAACTACAGGCCGCTGGTGCTACATCAACTGTTATATGGTCGGTTGATTTCTCGGCGGTGTCTGATCACGATTTTTTGTCTACCGCAACCCTATCTCTGGGTGGTGTGACTTTCACGGCCGAGAATTCAGCAAATGCTTCGCAGTTTGAGGTTGCTAGTGGTGTACTCAAAATCGATCCGAACTCTCTTACCGCGCATTCCAACAACCTCTATAATGCCCCAGTCTTAAAGGGATCGTATTCTGATTTAATGGCGTTCGCAGCATCTGGTGCCTATGACGTTGAGAAAACATACGTGATGCGAGCGATTCTAACCTCGGCTATCAATCCTGCCGCAGGAGGCCCTATTGTCGGGATCCGTACTGATTCAACTACTAATAATGAAGATCTCTCGATGCAAACCTCGGGAGCGTCCTATCGATTTTCTAAGGGCGCCGCTCGATATCAAGATCGCGATCGTTCCTTAACAGCAGTTACGGGAACTGTCCGCAACTTATCTGTTGTTTATGGACAACGATCTGCTTTCTCTGGCCTCGCCGGCGCCACTGATACCAACGAGGGTGAACCTTTCGGCGGCGGCGCCATCTATGCAGGATACGTGGACAACGTTACCAACGCTACTGGCTATAACTGGCTGAGTCCTCCTCCGAGTGCGCTTGATCTTTCTGATGCTAGCGCGCAGGCTTATGTCGGCGCGTGGTATTACAGTGGAACTGACTTTGGAGTATTTTCATTTCAACGTCTAGAACTACATGAGGTAGGATAATGTATATATTTGAGTCCCCAATGGCTAATCGCCTTCTAACAATTACAAGTCTAGAACCGGTCACCGGGTTGAGAGTATGGGAAGGCGACAGTGGAGATATGAATGTGGATGTTGTTGTTGCGGATCTATGGTCATTTACTATGGTTATTCATTCAAACGACACTGTAACTAAACCAGCAGAAGCGGATGATATTACAGTAACTGTAACACGACCTTAACTTCGGCGCCTACATCCATAAATCTATTACTTTAAGTCATTTAAGGTTACAAAACACTATTTAATATCGGAGATTATAATGACTACTTACAACTACAAGCCAGGATTAGGAAATGTTGGATCTTACCAAGCATCCGGTATTCCTTATGTAACATCCTCTTTAACAGTTCCTAACTCTGCCTCAGCCGCACTTCAAGTATCCTTTCCATCAGTAACAAGAGAGTTTACTGTTCGTAACGATGGTGCGCCAGAGATTAAAGTTGGCTTTTCTGCCGCAGGTCTAGCGGGAACAAACTATTTCACGCTTGCTGCCAGTGGCTCCTACTCAGCACCAATGAAGGTCACGGATCTCTTTATAATCTCAGATACTGGTGCTACATCGGAAGCGACTGTTATTGCGTCATTGACGAGCATTGATTCAACTGAGATTGTTAATAACTGGTCAGGGTCTGTAGGCGTAGGGTAATGTCCAAGTTTGCGTTTGGACCTTCTATCGCTTCTAGCGGTAACTCAATATTTGATCCAACCGGCTTAGGGTCGGGTTTTTCCTTACCAACAAGCACCGGTGGCGGATCATCGGATAACTTTTTAACAACAGCGCAGTCGCTTGGTGCGACTCGACTTTGGTCCCCGGCAAACTTTACTTTGGCCGATGTTGATCCTTCTTCCAATACAATGGAAGATTTATTGAATACTGGAACGTATGCGGCATCAAGCACAAATACAGATCGTTTTGGTGCCGGTAAGGATGTCGACATTAGATCATCTGGACTAACGGCAAAATCTCTTTCAAATGAAATATTTGTTAAGGCTGGCTCATTGCCTGCTGCTGATAATGAGGTGGCAAATCACGTCTCCCGCGCATTAACAACCACAAATACAGACGGGACTTGGTTTTTTGTTTTAAATATACAACCAATGACAGTTGGCTCGACTACTAGAGAAATGGTTATTGCTTATCAAAGGGAAGACAACAACGGAACAATATACAATGACGGTCATGTATGGGTCCAGTTCAGGGGTGGCTTAGACATTGTAGCTTTAAATCAATCAAGCATTCCTCGAACCGGCGATATTACATTGGGTGCTAGCAGGATAGTTTCTGCTGTATATACACGAAATAGTACTTCTAATACAGAGGCGCTTTATTTTACAACTAAGGAATATACAGGAACATATCCGGAAGAAGACAGTACCTTGTCTCCCATGGCTAGTCAAACATTAGCTAACTCAGTTCTAATGATGGCTAATAATTTTTCTACTCCATCAGCCTTCGGGGGTGCTGGTTGTTTGGCTGCTGTTTATTTCCCCACAGCCTTATCAACAACCGATTTAGGAACTCTACACTCCGCAATAACATAATATTTTACTTTTGACGTTAAAAAACACTATTTATTTTTGACGAGTTAAAAGATTTGGAGTTTCTTATATGTCTTCGTTACTAGAAGAGGCGATTGTAGACGCCCGGGCGCTTAAAGAAGCAGCATTGAAAAATGCTGAGAATGTTGTATTAGAGAAGTATTCGGGAGAAGTTAAAAAAGCTCTTGATACTTTACTAGAACAAGATGAAATTGGTTTGGAGCCCGAAGAGGAAGCCGACGATACCTTAGATGAGTTTGTTGAGGAAGTTCCTTACGCATTCCAGAACGAAGAGTTAGGCGAGGCAGGAGCAGATGAGATCGTAGAGATTGATTTTGATGCTTTAAAGATGCGCCTTGACGATGAAGACGAGATGGTCGAAGAAGAAGATCTTAATGACGCGTTAGGAATGGCTGATGAGATGGCTGGTGGCGAGATGGCACCAGAACTTGAAGCCTCCGCAGAGGAAGATGCCGCCGAACTTGGTGCCGCACCAGTTGAGCCACTCCACGAAGAAGAGGACGACGAAGATGTTCCTCTTTCAGAAGAATTTTTAAGTGAACTAGTAGAGGAACTCGTTGTTGATATGACCCCACGCCCGCAAGGCTGGTCATCTGTTAACTCCGCTAATAGTAGCGTTGAGCAAGCAAACAACGACGCAATGGCAGCAGCACAGGCTGCTCACCTTGAAGAAGAGGATGAAGAGGAAGAGGAAGAAGAGACAGCACCGGATGTTGTTTCGGACGCTGCCCTTTACGAATCCAAGATTACAGAACTTACAGAGTCTAACAAAGAGCTTCGTGCTCTTATTGTAGAAGCAAAGGATCAGCTTACAAAGCTGAATCTTGAAAACGCCAAGCTTGTTTATCAAAACAAGGCTTTGAATAGCGCCTCCTTGAATGAGCGACAAAAAACACAAGTTGTCGAGGCTGTTCAATCTGCCAATTCTGTTGAAGAAGCGAGTATGATTTTTGAAACAATTCAAAACGCAGTGGGGTCCTCTCCTGATCAGAGAACACGACCACAAACACTTCGTGAAGCAGTTCAAAGACCTACCTCACTTTTGATCAATTCTAAGAGAGACAACAAGGCAACTAAAGATCCAAACATGGGTCGTATGCTGCGTTTAGCAGGTTTAACAAAACATTAAAATAACAAACAGGAGGTTATATTAAAATGTCTATTGTACAGAAACTAACTGAGGGAATCGTCAATCGTGATCTTTCTTCAGAAGGTGCTGCACTCATTAACAAGTGGGAGCAGACCGGTCTTCTTGAGGGTATCTCAGATGACAACAAAAAGAATGGAATGGCACGATTGCTTGAGAATCAGGCAAAAGAGCTACTCCGTGAGTCTTCATCCATGGCGGGTGGAGATGTCGAGGGCTTTGCAGCTGTTGCATTCCCACTAGTACGCCGAGTATTCGGTTCCTTGATCGCAAACGATCTCGTTAGCGTTCAGCCAATGAGCCTTCCATCAGGTCTCATTTTCTTCCTTGACTTCACCTTCTCTCAAGAGATTGGTGATGACGCGACTGCTGATAACCCACGTTTGGGTTATGCAACAGGTACATCACTTTACGGTGGTGGACGAGTTGGCTCCCAGATCACCGGTGGTGTTCTTCTAAGTGGAGTTAATGCTGAAGCTGGGCCATACGCGCTCAACAACGGTTACTCTTCACCAACAGCATCTGCCGGCATTACGCCAGCGTTGGTTGCTTCCGGTACTGTTGATTCTAACGGTGTTTTCTTAGCAGACGTTGGCGCAACAACGGGTTATGATGGTGCTGCAATGCTTGAGTTTGATGCTGACTTGGTATCGGGTTCTGCTGTCGCAATCGCGACAATCGCTGCGTCTGACCTAGGTCCAACCGATCAGTTTAACTTTGATGATTTTGTGGCTGTAACCCTTAACGGTGTCGCAGTCGGTCGTCAGGTTCGACGCCTCACTCGTGTAGACCCAAACGATGCTTCTCAGGTACTAGTTCTCTTAAACGGAACAGGTTCCGACACAGCAGTGCAGCTAGCTGATGATCTTGTGAGTCTGACAACTTGTGATATCCCAATCACAGATAACTTTGAAGATGGTGATGCGCTAGGTTCTCTCGTCGGCAACGCTACTTGGGGACTAGAGGGTTCTGAGGAAATCCCAGAGATCGACATCAAGGTCGATTCCGTGGCTGTCACAGCTGTAACCAAGAAGCTCAAGGCTAAGTGGACCCCAGAGTTAGGACAGGATCTTAACGCTTACCACAACCTTGACGCTGAGGTTGAGCTTACACAGATTCTCTCTGAGCAGATTGCTCTTGAGATTGACCGCGAGATCCTCGAAGACCTCGTTCGTGGTGCAGAGGCTGGTACACGTTACTGGTCCCGAGTCCCAGGTCAGTTCCTTGACCGAGAGACTGGTGAGGTTGCCGCAGCCGGCGACTTCACAGGTAACGTAAGTGAGTGGTACGAGACTCTCGTTGAGACAATCAACGACGTTTCAGCTCAGATTCACCGCAAGACTCTACGTGGCGCAGCAAACTTCGTTGTTTGCGGCCCAGAGATTGCTAACATTCTTGAGTTCACCGCTGGCTTCCGTGCTAACGTAACTGCTGACGCTGACCGTGGCGACATCGGTGCTGTTAAGACTGGCTCACTTTCGAAGAAGTTCGACGTTATGGTCGACCCTTACTTCCCACGTCAGTTGATTCTCGTTGGTCGAAGAGGCTCTAGCTTCCTAGAGAGTGGATATGTTTACGCACCTTACGTGCCGCTGCAGACCACACCAACGATCTTCGGTGTAGAGGACTTCGTACCTCGCAAGGGTGTCATGACCCGATACGCCAAGAAGATGGTTCGTCCAGACATGTATGGCCTCGTCGTATGCCGAGGACTTGTCTAGACTATCATAGTCTGACGTAAAGTCAAAATAATGAAAGCCCTGCCTCTTTTGAGGTGGGGCTTTCTATTTATTAATAGAGTTATTTTAAAGGATCATCGCATATGGCAATTCCAAATCTAAACCCGGCATCAACTTCAAATGCCAATATACTTCCAGTCACCGGCGCAGCAGCCAACGTTTCAACAACTTTACCTTTTGGTATATACGCTGGTTCCACTGCATTCCTATCAGGCGCCGCAGATCAGGTTGCCTACACTTATAAGAAACTAGGCGGCGATGTATTGGACATTGAGTTGGCGGAAGGAAATGTTTACGCTGCTTACGAAGAAGCAGTTTTGGAATATTCATATCTAGTCAACCTATTTCAAACAAAGAACTCTCTTTCATCTTATCTTGGCGCCACAACTGGTTCATTTGATCAAGACGGTCAAATATCTTCGGGTTCTTTATCCGGCTCTAATATTGCTTTGCGATATCCAAGATTTGATTACGGATACATTAGAAGAATATCAGAAGGCTTAGCAACGGAGGCCGGCTTTGGTGGAACAACACCAATCTACTCTGCGTCTATTCCGTCAGTTGCAGGTACACAAGATTATGATTTGCAATCTATCATTTCAGCATCTTCTGCAACCGATACTTCATCTTCTTTCTATCAGCAAGTTGAAGATAAGAGATTAACAATCAGAAAGGTTTTTTTCAAGACCCCAAGAGCAATGTGGAGATTCTACGGTTACTATGGCGGCTTCTCGGTTGTTGGTAACATGAGAACATATGGACAATACGCAGATGACTCTACATTTGAGATTGTCCCAACTTGGCAGAACAAACTTCAAGCAATGGCTTATGAGGATGCACTCTGGACAAGGGTTTCACATTACTCATACGAGATTCACGACAACAAGTTAAGACTTTTCCCAACACCAGACACTACTTCTCCAAAGAACTTCTGGGTTCAGTTTACTATAAATAACCAGTACGAACCATGGGACAACCAGCCAGGGGTTAATAATGGAGCAGAAGGTGTTAACAACATAAACACGATTCCATTTGAGAACATTCCATATGAAAACATTAATGCTATTGGTAAGCAATGGATTCGTAGATTCGCTTTGGCTTTAACAAAAGAAATGCTAGGACAGATAAGAGGCAAGTTCTCCTCTGTTCCAATCCCTGGCGAATCCGTTACATTAAACTACTCCGAGCTTCTATCACAAGCAAGAACTGAAATGGATCAGTTAAGAGAAGAACTAAAAGCCATTCTTGAAGACACTACTTACGATAAGTTGGCTGAGATTGATTCTTCAATGCAGGACTCCGCGAAGAAGGTTCTTGAGAACATTCCAGCCGGCATCTTTGTAGGGTAACTGAATGTCTCGTAGCAAGAAAACAGAAAAACAAATAAAAGATAAACGATCCAAACGATTTGATTATGTCGGTGATAAAGAAGTAGCAGGCAAACTTCAAGAGATAGAGTTTATGCCTTCATCTTTGGAAACAATCGATAAGGCAATGCTTCGGTTCGTTGATGAAGATCTTAATCTTTTCTCTAATACGAATGATGGATTTAAGAAAGTTCCTGTCCTATGGGTCACAGCGGAACGAGCCTTTCAAATAAAACACAATAAAGATCTAAGAGATAAGGAAGAAACTCTAATCCTTCCTTTGATTACGATAAACAGATCTAATGTAACAAAAGAACAAAACTATCGTGGAACTGTGTTTGCTAACCTTTATCCTGTTGATGATGCTAAGGGTGGAACGATTACCATCGCGCGACAAATCAACCAAAAGAAGACAGCAGAGTTTCAAAACGCTTTAGCAAATAGAAAGTATGGCGCAGATAAAGACGTTGCCAGCAAAATGCTAAACACGAACAAAAGAAATATGCCTACGGCAAAAGTGGTATATGAAACCATTACAATGCCGATCCCTACATGGGTAAAGGTAATGTATCAGATTTCTATTCGCACTGAATATCAACAGCAAATGAATGAACTTATTCGTCCGTTCATTACGGTTCCTGGCAACTCTAGGACTCCAAAGCGAATCGAAGCCGAGGGTCACTATTATGAAGTCTTTATTGATGGCGGTTTTAGTAATAACTCTAACCAAGCCAACTTAGGAATGGAACAAAGAAACTACGAAACAGATATTAACATTGAAGTTTTGGGTTATCTTATTGGAGAAGGCGAGAACCAAGAAAAGCCTAAGATTGTTAAGCGTGAGAATGCTGTCGATATTAAGCTTGGAAGAGAGAGAACAATAGTAGGAGATATACCTCAAAACTTAAAGGATGGTTTTTACAGAGAATAATTCTCTTCATACTATTTAACACTATTTACTTTGAACATTTTTGTGAAATGTAGGAGATAAGAACGAATGTCAGTTAAGAATTACCGATTTGTATCCCCGGGCGTTTTCGTCAACGAGATTGACAACTCCCAACTTCCGGCTTCGCCAGCAGGAATCGGACCAGTTATCATTGGGCGCGCTGAAAAGGGACCAGCACTAAGGCCAACCACAGTTAACTCTTTTGAAGAGTTTGTTAACATATTTGGTACGCCAAACCCCGGAAGATCCGGAGACGATGTTTGGCGCCAGGGTGCCAACACAACAGCAACTACCTATGGTATGTATGCTGCTCAAGCTTATCTTCGCAATAGTTCTCCTTTAACTTACATTCGATTGCTCGGCGCTGAGTCTGATAATGCAACAGTAGCCGGCGAGGCCGGTTGGGATGCCGGTGCCTCTGGTGTTGCTTGGGGACTCGTTCTATTCCAAACTGGCGCCGCAAACACAGTTTTGACCGGAGCGCTCGGCGCGATTGTTTATGCTCAATCTGGCGTAGAGTTGCAACTTTCTGGCAACATCCTTAGAAACACCGGCACTACATATGAGTCTTCGGTGGCTCTTACAGGATCCGATGTTGTAGTCTTATCCGCCAACAATGATGCCAAAGAGTTTAAGACGATTATTCGCGATGGATCGACAACCGTTGACACAATCACCACCAACTTTAACAGAGGTGATTCCAGTTACATTCGCAAGGCTCTAAACACAAACCCGCAGTTATTAAACACCGCTATTACTGATGGAGATAACCAAGAGAAGTATTTCCTAGGAGAAACCTTCGATCGGCACCTCGACGCTGTATTGTCAGATGCCGACTCTGCTATTGCCGGTGCTTGGATTCGCTTAACAGACGGATCCACCGAGGGAGATGATTTCAGATACGATGCACAGGCTGCTGAAACTCCACAAATCATTAGTTGTAAACTATCCCCTGGTTCAACTCCAACAAGTCTTTTCAAGTTTGTTGCCAGAGGAGAAGCAGGTGATTGGACAAGCAAGAACCTTAAGGTATCCATTCAGGATATTAAGCGTTCAACAAACGAAGAAAACCAGTATGGCACATTCTCCGTTGTTGTAAGGCACCTAAGCGATAGCGATAACGTTGTAAGAGTTGTGGAACAGTTCAACAACTGCGATTTGAACCCTAACTCTCTTAACTACGTCGCTCGCAAGATTGGTGATTCATATGATGAATGGAATCAGACCGAGAGACGATATGTTAGAAAGGGCAACTACCCGAACAACTCACAGTATTTATACATTGATGTAAACTCTGATGTTGATGCTGGCGTAACTAACCCATCTTTACTTCCATTCGGCTTTGAGGGGATCATCAAATATAAGGATCTTTCATCTCAAACAGGGGCTGATCGAAGTGTTAGTTGGCTATCGGGCTCCTTCACAGATGTTCCAGCAACATCTGGGGGGGCATACACGACAGGTGGCGTCTTTATTGTATCTGGTTCCACAACCACAGATGTAACTTCTTCTGTTACATTCCCAGAGCCAGTTCTCAGAATTAGCGCCTCAGCCGGAAACCTTCAAAACCCAACAGATGCTTACTTTGGACTACAAACATCGAGAGGTGTCGGCTCCACAGTGTTCGCTAGCTCAACTATAGATTTGTTGCGCCCTCGCGGCGGTGCAGTCGGTTTCGAAGTGGGAACCGAGGAAGAGCTTTCTCCAACATTCACGCTAGACGATGTTTCTGGATCTGGTGTATGGGTTACAGGCTCCTCTACTAGCACATCTCTTACAAGTGTTAATGGCGCCGTATCAGGCGTCCTCGACGCCGGTTACGATCGCTTCACAGTTCCACTATTCGGTGGCTTCGACGGAGTAGACATCAAGGAAATGGATCCTTTCTCCGGAGTAAGAATGGGTGGTTCTGCAACTGACACAACCAGTTATGCCTTCTTCTCTATTAGAAGAGCAATCGATTCAGCTGCTGACCCAGAAGTTGTTGAAATGAACCTCGCGTCCATCCCAGCCCAGACACAAGACGGTTTGACTACTCACTTGGTTAGAACTTGCGAGGCTCGTGGTGATGCGTTAGCAGTCATCGATCTTCCGGACGCTTTCGTTCCGCGAGAAGATGGCACTGAGATTAATAGAAACAACACACAATCAACCATTACAACTCTTGTCAATGGATTGAGAAGTAGAAACCTCAACTCTTCATACGGTTGCGCTTACTACCCATGGGTCAGAGGTCGCGACACCATTAACGGCGCGTTCGTATGGCTTCCACCTTCAATCCCGGCAATCGGAACATTCTCTAGCTCACAGCGAAAGACGCAGGTATGGTTCGCACCAGCCGGCTTCAACCGCGGCGGTTTAACAGAAGGTTCTGCTGGCATTCCAGTTGTAGATGTAGCACACCAGCTACGACGCATCGACCGCGATAACCTTTACACTGCCAACATTAACCCGATTGCGAAGTTCCCGGCAGAAGGTATTGTAATCTTCGGACAGAAGACGCTACAAGTTACACCGTCAGCACTCGACCGTATTAACGTTCGTCGCCTAATGATCTTCGTTAAGAAGCGCATTTCACAGATTGCTGCTGGTTTACTGTTTGACCCGAACGTTCAGCAAACATGGCTACGATTCAAGGCACAAGTTGAGCCTTTCCTAGCAAACGTTAGAACTAACTTTGGTCTAACTGATTACAAGGTTGTTTTGGACGACACAACAACAACACCGGATCTTGTAGATAGAAACATTCTGTACGCACAGATTTACTTGAAGCCAACAAGAGCTATTGAGTTCATTGCCATTGACTTCAATATCACAAGAACTGGTGCGTCATTTGACGACTAATAAAATGCGGGGAGTTCCGGCTCCCCGCACTATATAATAATAGGACAATAGGAGAACCATTTAAATGCCATTTTGGACAAGCGCACTTTCAGAGCCAAGAAGAGGACACCGATTCTTGCTTTCACTACCAAACCTAGTATCTACTAATCAGGCTTTTAGATACGAGCAGTATCTTGCAAAGACTGTTACAAAGCCTGCTTACACAGTTTCAGAACAGGCTCACAAGTTTTTGGGCAACACATATTACTACCCAGGAGTAGTTGAGTGGGATCCAGTTAGCGCCACAATCGTTAATGCGATCAACCCAGATGGTAACAAGATCCTATATGATGCGCTTGTCAACTCTGGATACCTAAAGCCAGATGTACAAGAGGCTGTCTTCAATAACCCAGCACAGGCCCCGGGCACTGTTAATAAGCAAGGTGCTGTTAATGCTCTGGGCAATGTTGTAATCGAAGAGTTGAATGGACAAGGAGGTCTCGTAGGCACTTGGACTCTCAACAACGCTTTCATTACAAACGCGAAGTTTGGAGATTTAAGCTACGAAGACGATGGCATTCTTAATATTGATATCACTTTCCGCTATGATTGGGCTGAGTACGAGTCTGGTCCAGCAGTAGCAGCAGTAACAGACCTATAGAATACTAGAAAGAAGGTGATTTTTGTCACGCAGAAATAACTTAGAGCGGTTAGGCGCACCGCAACCAGACGCGCCAACACCCCCCACTTCACAGGCATCTGATTTATTTGCCTTTATAAATCCAACAGAATTCGTTGATCTACCGAGTAAAGGTTTATTTTACCCGGAAGGTCACCCTCTTCATAATCAAGCTGTTATAGAGATTAAACATATGACAGCAAAAGAAGAGGATATTCTAACATCAGAAGCATTATTAAGAAACGAGTTGGCGATCGACCGTCTATTGGAGTCGGTTATCGTTGATAAAAGTATTAAAGTCGGGGATTTGCTTCTTGGAGACAAGAATGCCGTCTTGATAGCCACAAGAATCACAGGGTTTGGTTCATTTTACGATGTAACTGCTAACTGCCCGTCTTGTTCTAAGAGTTCAGAGTATACTTTTGATTTAAATGATCTTAAGCCTCAAGATATAACAGATGTCGATGGTGTAAGCAACGAAGGAGAAGGAGTATTTTCCTTTGATCTTCCAGTATCAAAAGTTAGAATCTATGTTCGCTTGCTAACATCAAGAGATGAAAAGAAGATAGCCTCTTTATTGGTAAAGACCGACAAAAATGGAGCATCAAATCCAGTAACCGGTCTTCTAAAGTCTATTGTTGTTCAAGCAAATGAGCATTCTGATTTGCCAACTCTTAATAAGTTCATTGAAGCGATGCCTATCCCCGATGTTAAGCATCTAAGAAATATTTATGAGAAGATAAAGCCCGATTTGGACCTTCGTTTTGATTTCACCTGCCCCTTATGCCACGAAGAAGGAAAGGTAGGTATGCCGCTAACGGCACGGTTTTTTTGGCCTGACACCTAAATACCAAGAGTCTGTCTACGAAGAGTTTTTTCTATTAAAACATCATGGTGGATGGTCGTTCACTGAAATGTATAATCTGCCCATCGCTCTACGTCGATGGTTCCTTGAACGTTTAACAAACGAGTTCAAGAGACAAAAAGAAGAATCAGATAAAGCAAGAAGAAAGTAAGTTCTTTCTTTTTCTAAACTATTTATATTTAAACAGAGGTTTAAACGTATGAGCGATATAGTAAAACAAGTAATAGATCTTAATCAAATAGGCAAGCCGCTGAATGAAGCATACTATACAGCATTCTCTAATAAAGTTCGGGATATGATGCTTGATCTTTATTTTATGGGTTTTGATGTTCCGATGAACATTAAGGGAACTTCTGCGCAAGTAGATTCTTTCATGAAAGCACTAAAAGGTGAAAAGAGGTATATGGACTCATATATTAAGCATGGACTTAATGATCCAAAGACGATGAACTCTAAATATACTTTATCAAGTGCGGTTAAGAATTTTGAATTAGAGACGGGCCTAAGGTGGCCATTCAAAAACTAGGAGTTTTAAATGGCTACATTAGACGAACTTAAATTAAGATTAGAGGAAGAAAAAAGACTCCTTGAAGCTGAGGAAGAACGGAATTTCTCGCTTACTAAGAAAATAGATCTTCTTAAAGAAGAGCGCTCGGAGATGGGGAAAACCTCCACCGAGTATAAGACTGCCACGGAAGATTTGGCAAAACTTAGAGAAGAGCAGGAGCAAGTCACTGCAGCCATCAAGAAACAGACCGCGGCCCTCGATGCACAGAACAAAGCCTACGACGAAAATGCTAAGGTAGCGGCTGCAACAAAAACTCAACTTGAAGGGTTAACCCAGGGTTTTTTCAGCCTTGAGACTTCTCTAGGTAAGATGGCAAAGGGGTGGTCCCAAGGAGACCTCAGTCTTACCAAATTTGCGAAATCCGGCCTCGTCGGCAAATATGCCATGGGCCAATTGGCTGCAGCCGGCGCGAAGGCTATCGATATGTTTGGCAAATTTGGCATTCAACAAGATGAGCTGCTAGCACAGTTTAGAGCTTCCACTGGCGCCGGCGATGAGTTTAATGAGGTTATTCGCGACGTAGGGTTAGCAAACTTACAAGCCGGCATTGGCTTAAAAGAAAGTGTAGCCGCTGTAACAGAACTCAAGAACACATTCACAGATTTTACCTACGCCAGTAAAGAGCAACAAATAACATTAGCAGCAAACTCTACTCTCCTTAATAAGATTGGAATGAGTTTTAGCACACAAGCCAAAGTTATGCAAACTGCTACCCAAGCAATGGGCATGTCGGCTGATGAATCTCAAGTTCTTTTAAGGGATCTTGCATCTACTGCCAAATCATTAGGCGTTGATGTAGACTCTTTAGGCGCAGACTTTGCCGCTAACCAAGACTTTATTGTTCGTTTTGGCGAAAGCGGACAAGAGGTCTTTGAAGAAATGGCAGTTGCTGCGAAGGCACTCGGAACAGACCTGGGAACTTTGATCGAAGTAACCGAAAAGTTTAAAACATTCGATTCAGCGGCACAGTCTGTCGGTCGCCTTAATGCTATTCTTGGTGGACCATTCTTAAACTCTATTGATATGCTAAATGCATCTTACGAGGATCCAATAGAAGGCATCAAGATGCTTCGCGATGGGTTTGATCAAGCTGGGGTGTCGGTTGAAGATCTATCCGGCGCGGAACTGGAAGCCTTTGCGTCAGCACTCGGTCTTTCGGTAACTAAGACCAAAGAACTTCTTGGTAAGTCAAATGAAGAGTTAGAAATACAGAGAATGAATCAAGAAGAGTTGGCAGAAACCGCTCAAAAAGCGCAGAGCGCCATGGAACAGTTGACAAATGCCTTTAACCAGTTGTTGGCAGATGGCAAACCTTTGATTGATAATATTATTGTTCCTATGATTGAGATGATTGGCACCCTAGCAGGATGGCTTGGCAGCGCCGAAGGGGCCCTGCAAAAGTTTATGAGAGTTGGAATCGCTGCTGCTGGCGTTGCAGCGCTCATTGCAGCACCTTTTACCGGTGGAGCCTCCATCGCGACCTGGGCCGGCCTCGCGGCTTCTCTTGGAGTCGGCGCCGGAATAGGCGCCCTATCACTAGCAGCAGGAAGTGGCACCACTGCCCAGTCTTCTGCTATGCCAGGATTTGCTGATGGTGGTGTAGTCCAAGGAACTTCAATGGCTATGGTAGGCGAGAGAGGTCCGGAAATGGTCGAAATGCCTGTTGGCACCAGAGTCACAACGGCTCCAAAAACAGAGCAACTTACAAATGCTATAACAAAACTAATCAATAAACTAGATAATAATGGCAATGGAGCACAAAACATTGCTGTGTACATCGGTCAAGAGAAAGTTGACGACATTGTTGTTAAGGCAATGAACTCAACTTCCGGAAAGAAAGCCTTTGGAGCGTTTTCAAATGGATAAGAGTATAAATAAATGATTCAAGCACCGTCATTAAGAACAGACTCATTTTTTACCATCTTTGTCAAACATCTGCCTACTTCTGAAGAAGTTTCATTTGAGGGATGGGTAACAGAGTTTTCTGATCAGTTTTCTTCTAACTGGAACCAAACATCAGTGTATGGTCGTATGGACCCTCTAGCTACTTTCGAAAACACGCAAAGAACGATTTCACTAGGATTTGATGTTGTTTCAGACGATATCAATCAGGCTGCAGCAAATCTTGCAAATATCAACTATTTGATTGAGTTTCTTTACCCTGAGTATACTAGTGACCAAAGAGGCATTCAAACTACTTTAAAAGCAGCGCCTTTATTGGGCATGAAGTGGACAAACCTTATTAACAACTCATTTGGTGCTGGGTATTTGTATGGATATATAAATGGTGGAGTTAACTACTCGCCAGATATTGGAGAAGGCGGCTTTATCATTAAAAGTCAGAATGTATTTAGAGATTTAAATTCCGGCAGATCCCCCGAAAGTTCTCTGGTCGGAGGAGCAAGGACTACTGGCGGCGTCACAAATGTTAATAAAAGACCCACACTTGATGTTGGAGCAGGATCCTTTCAGGGACGGACCCCCGGCAGCGATTCTGATAGGGGACTTTACACGATTACTGGTAAAGAAAATACATTTATTCCAAAAAAAGTAAGTATATCCTTCACATTTAATGTTTTACATACTCACTTAACCGGTTGGCAAAAGGATGCCATAACAGGAGATTCAAACTTTTCTACCGGAATGAAAAGGCAGTTCCCAAATGCAGTTTATGTAGCAGAGGATCAAAGAACTTTACTTACAGAGGGTGAAGAGGTTGTCGTGGATGTGCAATCAGAATTAACTAACCAAGCATTGGTTTTGGAAGGCTCCTAATGCCAACAAGATACGATAGAAGAAGAAAACTCTCTATAACAGACAAGAATGATCTGTATGAAAACCTTTTAGAAGATAGGCACTTAAACTCAATCCGTTATTATTCTACTCCTCAGCTTGATTACCCCACAGTAGAGGAAATGAAAGGATTGACACGAACTCGTCACATATGGACAACAGGGGATCGGTTCTTCAAGCTCTCAATACAGTATTACGGGTCAGCCCAATATTGGTGGGTTATTGCTTTATTCAATCAAAAGCCAACCGAAGCAGATCTAACAGTAGGAGATTTAATATATATTCCTCTGCCGCTGCAGGATATCCTCAGATATTACGATAGGTAGGGATTATTATGACATCACCTACAAATAATATCTACTCTTCTGAACTCAAAGAGCTTGGTTCCCAACTTCGAGAACTCTACATCTATATTCTTGCTTATGAAGAAGTTGTATTAAATCCTGAAAAGTATCTTGAACAGGGCGTCCGAGATGAACTAGTCAAAAAGGGTATAATTAATACCAATCAGTCTATTAATATTGAGATAGTTAACCGAAATACTGATCTTTTAAAAGCAGGCAAATATCAATATGTAAGTTTTGAATCTTTAATAACCGGCGTAAGTTTTAATATATTTGGATATCGCGAAGGGGCCGGCCCAGATGGACGGGATTTAGATCTAAGCGGATTAGACGATTCCTTAACTAAAAACATTTCCCGAGAAGTTCAATTATTGAAATTAAAATGGTTTGTAGAAGGAACTCCCGCTCCGATCAAGAAAAGCAACTATGGCGGATCTACTCTCGTAGATACTAGAATCTTAAATGAAATATCCACATTTACAAATGGCGGCCCTAAAAGTAAGCTGATCGCAGAGAACGGTGGATTTATATCTTCTCCATTTTTTGAAGATGAGATTGTTTCTAGCGAAAATTATGATCTTCTGTTCGCAGCGCTTGGCGCATTAAGGACTGCTTTTACTTCTGCTTCAATTTTTCAAGATGGAAATTCAAATAGACAAAGCGTATCTAAGAATACAGAATATAATATTCTTAGTCCTGATTTGGCTGTGGACTCTCCGCAATCGCTAAGAGTAAAATGGACTCAACTAGGAGGCAATTATCAAACAGAAGAAGGTCTTAACTTAGCATTTATATATACTACTTTATTTAATAGTTTAAAGGTTTTTGGTTTTTCAAGAGATGAAACATCTCCTGCTTCACCCATAAACGTAAACAACTCATACCATCAGCAGTTTTTAAACGATGTAGAAACCATACGACGAAAATTGATTGGAGATACGGCCGCGGTAGCAGCCGATAGGAGCGCGCTTCTACAAAGAAACCCTATAGCCGGCGCGCTTACAACAAATCCAGAAGAACTTATATTAAAAAAAGTTCCACCTCCCAAACTAACTCCTTTTGACTTCCAGTGCTATCTTTTAGAGAATATCTCTAAACTAGTTGATCAAAGAGGCAATGCTAACTATAAGCACGTCATTCCTGTAACCACGGATGGAGACCCAGGCAGCATTATCAATACCATTCAGCACGGCGGCAAGACAGGCGCCGTGAAAGAACTGTTAAATATATGTCCAGAAGTTTATGCTCTTTTGGTTCCTTATTTAAAGATTTCAAGATTAGACTATGATAAGTTTGGCAATGTAGCAACAGACGGAAACGGTCGAGCCATAATGTCTGATTTGGAGATCCCAAACTTTCTAACGCAAGACGACATATCAGATATTTTATCCGGAAGAGCAGGCAGAGCGACCGGAGCCGGCATTAAATCGTTTAGTTGGTCGCTAGATGGCGTCCAGCCGGCAGAAGTTGACAATAACATCAAAGCTACTTTGGTTATGTATTTTCAATCAGTTAATGATTTTTTCAATGGAGCATCTTCTGCTGGGCAACAAACACCTAACTTTCTAGATTTGATTATCAACTCCCCGGCTGTAAAAAAGTTAAAAGAAAAAGAAGGAGATGATCCCGAGGTAAAGTCTTGCCCAGACGATCTAATAAAGCCAGAACTTCACAAAGGATACGAAGGAAGAAACTATAGAGTTAAGATTTGTGCTGGCTGGGCCGTTCCGGACAAAGAAACTATTCTAGAGTTAGTAAAAGATGATTCAAAAGCAGAAAATCTAGTAGAAGCCATCGCAGATTCAAGAATATCTTTATTCTTACAAATGACACAGCACCAAATCAGCTTTAATCAAAATGGAAGTTTAGAACTGACAGTAGATTATCAAGCTAGTTTGGCTGGCTTGTTGTCCGGTAGAACGGCTGACATATTTGATGAAACTCCAAAGCTAATAAAGGAAAATATAAAAGGTCAGGAAGAGATTATTGATAACATCGATGACATTGATGAAAGTAATCTGACAGATTCTGATAAAGAAAAGAAAAAGGCTGCTTTAGAAGAGATCAAGAAAATAAAAAATAAAGACAAGAATGTTAAATATAAAAAACTTCTCAAAAATATATACAGCGCTGACGCTATTCGTTTCATATCTTTAAATCCAAATGAGTTGTCGATGACGCCGTATAAGGATCTGACACCCAAACAGCGCCAAAAAAGAGTAAAAAGAAGAAATAATGAAACATTAGAGGTATCCAATGTAGGCAGCAAGACGCGCGCCATCAATCAAGAACTTATAGACTCTATTAATAAAGACCCGTCCGCGGACACAACAGAGGTAGCAAAAGCATATTCAGAAGTGGCTACTAAATCTTTTGAAGAAATGATGAAGCAAGATAAAATAGCTATTCCGTTCTTTTATCTGGGGGATCTATTAGATGCTGTAATAGAAGAGATAAAGATAAATAACAGCAACAACACTTCTGACGGTCTTAAACCATTAAACTTTAACTTCTTTATATCAGACGTTGAAATGATTGACCCTTTGCTGGCATTTAAAGCAAAAAATCTTGAAGATTTAATCAACTGTGGCTATAACTTAAGAGAAATCGAGTTTATTGAAAGCGCTTCAAAAGAAACTCCAACAAAGAATGCCGAGCTTAATGGAATATACAAGACAATGAATATAGGAGACATTCCTATTTCCTTGGACGCATTCCAGCTTTGGTTTAAGAACAATGTTGTTAAAAAAGGTAGGGAAAACTATTTCTTCTTATACTTTGTCAAAGATGTGTGTAAAGAAATGATTTCTAGGGCTTTGTCTTCGAAGTGCTTTGGAAAAGAGTTCAATTTTGAGCAAAGATTCGATACGCAGCCCTTGACGTTGGCAAAGCAAGAAACTAAAATCTCTAACTTCACACCAAATGTGCTAACAACAGCACAAAAAATCTCTAATGCAAAGGCTTCCATATCTTGCGATCTGGATCCAACTCAAACAGAGCTTGGGTTATTATTATATCCCACAGATTCTAACCCCAAAGATTTGAGAGGAGACTATACGAAAGATGTTGGACGCGGCATATACCACCATTACCTGGGATCATCTTGTGGTCTTGTTAAAAAGATAAACTTTAATAGACAAGATCAGCCATACCTTAGAGAGTCAAGGATCCAAAAAGAAGGCGCCTTGGGCGCAGAGCAGTTGCGAGAGCTTTACTCTGCCAATATTGATTTAGTTGGCAATACTCTATATAGAAATGGTATGTATATTTATATTAATCCATCTCTTATAGGAGCAAGTCAAGAATATTTAGATTATCTTGGACTTCACGGATACTATCTTGTCACAGCAGTTAAATCAACAGTTACACCAAATAGTTTTGATGTTTCGATCGAAGCCCTTCACGAAGGCATTGAGTTTAAGGGCAACAAACTGCAACCTTCGGCATTCGATACCGGAGACTTTGAGGGCCTTGATCCCGAGAGAGCACCAGCGAGTATTGTCCAGAGAGAGATAGAGGATCCCCTCCCGGCCGGCGTCCCGGGGGGAGGTCAAGACAATGCTGGTTACAGCATATCTCCATTGCCGGAGGGCACGACTTCGAACGACGCCTACGACGATATCGTCTTTTAGCCTATGACCACATTCGACTATACAACATTTGATTTACAGAATCCATCCGGAAATAACGGACTGTCTTCCTTTGCCTTATATTTTCAGAGACTAATGTATAAGGAAGCCGTATACCCTAATGGCGCAAAGATTCCTCTTGACACTTGGTATGACAAGCGCTACTATGGTCGTGTGAATAGATTACAAGACACTATTATCCCTGGCTATGAGAACCTAGCGCCTTTGGTCACTGTTGGAAGACCAAATCTTATCGCACTGAACTTTGTAGTCCAGGCATTTGAGGACTTTGCTGCTCACATGAGGAACGCCACGATTTTGGGAGTACTGAGAACTCAAAACTCAAATAACAAAATCTTTGATATGAAAGCATATCAAGCATTCAATGATCCAACAGCAGTATACAATCAGTTTACACAACAACTATACACTTCATTTGTAAATGGATTAACACTTGATCAACAAAACAAAATAACTAACTTTGAGACATTTGTTGATGTGTGGTTCACTTATATGAAGAATGTATCTGCTGTGGTTCCGGTAACAAAAACCAACCATCTTTTAACCGGAGTCACCAACACATTCAACTCGGGACTCTCCGTCGCAATCGATTTAGGACCAGCAGAGAATGATGAGTATAAGTATGATAACTGGCTTAACGATCCAAACTTTGATTTCTACACCAAAGCGGCAAAGAAGTTTGGCTTTATTGTAGATAAAAACATTCCTTGGGTATTAACAGCAGATTTATTCTCAGACGCGTGCTTATCTTATATTGAATCTTATTTTGATGAAGAGACAAATCAAATAATCACAGAAGAAAACTTCTTTGACATATATTATTCTAAAACATATATGACAGATATTGATAATATAAAACAGTTAACTATAAATGCTTATTCAAACTATATTGAAAATAATCCTTTATATCAAGTTATAAAGTATAAGCCAAACTGTGATAAGTATGATGTTGTAAATAAGTTTAGACAATCTTCACCAACAAATGTAGATAGCATTCTATCAGACAAGA